TCAACACCCAGAGCGCCTCTTCGCCTCCTGTTCCTTCTGGTAGTCATCCCGGCAATCTGTATTGCAGAACGGTGCCCCATGGGCGACATGCTCATCGCAATAGTGGCAATGCCCATCCGCCTCCAGTTGGGGGATACGGCGCGCATGCGCCATGGCTACTTCGATGTCCTTGGCAATGCGCCACTCGGCGCGGTCGGCTACGTCTCTCATGGTTTTCCTTCCATATTTCCTAATGTGTATTCATCAAATTTCACGACCTCCTGGCCGAGCCAGTCATTCAGTGCCAGGAACTGCGTTTGCAGCGGCACCAGTTCGTTACGCACGAATACCCGCGCCGCCGGCTCAATCGCCCCGAAGCCGCCGGTGTTGTTCGGCATGATCCCCATCAGTTGCGGTGGCACGCGGTGCGCGGCCAGCACGTCATCGCGGGTCACGCCCTTGATGTTGAAGAACTCATCTTTCGCGGCCACGTCCGACACAGGCAAGATCTGGATGCCGTCCTTGTTGCCGTTCGGCGCGTACATGAACAGGTTGCGGAAATTTCCCGGCCCCTTGCTCTCGCGCATGGCTTGCCGCAGGTTGTCGACATCCTTGATGTTGGCGGCCGGATCGGTCATGTACAGCACGAAGCCGGCGTGAGAGCCGTTCTTGTAGTATTTACGCCGGAACAGCGTGGCCGCTTCGTTGAGCCAGGCCGACTGCAAGGCGGACAGGTATTGCGGCACGCCGTACACCTCCTGGTTCAGATCCGGGTCCATCAAGTGAAAGACGGCCCCCTTGTCGAAGGCATGTTCCTGCTGCCAGCCATTTACGAAGAAATAGCAATCCAACTCTTTCCCGCGCCGCACGTACTTCGCCAGGGCATGGGTCAGTTGCAGGATCTGGCCGGTACGGCTTGTTCTCTTTTCCAGGTAGCCATTGCCGAACGTCAGGAAGTCCAGCGCGAAGCGTTTAAAAGCATCCCGCGACAGGATCTTGTTCGGTACATAGGTCGACGTCAGGATGTTGGTTTTAAAATAGATGGCGCTGCCGTGGTGGACACTGGCGTGAAACGATTTCGTCAGCCCCTGGAAACTGACCGGCGGTTCGTACCACTTGCCGTTGAGCCAGCATTCCAGGTTCTCCATGATGTCGGCATGGTCCAGCACCGGCGTCGGATCACCAAAGGTAAACGCTTCCATGGCTGGCGCCGGCGCGGCCTGGGGCGTTGCCGGCGGCGCCGCGGCGTGCTGCCGTGCGTGTGGGTTGATATGGTGTCGCCGTTGTTTCTTCACGATGTGTAAATCTCCATAAAGGATAGTGTGTTTTCAGAGACGCCCTCAATCGGTTCGTGATCGAGCGCGTGCATGCAGGCCCAGGCCAAGTCGGCGTGGCCGGTCTCGGCGGTGCGGCCCGCGTCATACGTGACTTGCCTGCCGCTGGCGGTGACGGTTTTTCGGATCGCCATAAACGCCGCCGACAAGTCGGTCGCGCCGGCGTCGAATTCCAGGCGGCCCTTGCTAATGACATCCTTGGCTTTCAAGACCATGCGGACCTTGACTTCGGCGGAGTAATTGATGGCGGTCACGGCAGGGAAGAACTGTTTTACGATAGGGAACACGCCTATGCCCATGCCGGTCGTATCGATGCCGATATACTCGACCTGGTAACGCAGAGTCATTTGTCGGATGGCTTCGGCTTGTGCGGCAAAGTCCATGCCGCGCCATTGATGGCGCTCCAGGACACGGAACTTGCCGCCGGCGACCAGCGGCGGCGCCAGCACCACGCAGCCGGCGCTGTCGCCGGACAGCGAGGGGTCGTAGCCGATCCAGACCGGGCGATAGCCGAACGGGCGCGCCGCAAACGGCTTGTAGTCCTCCCACGCGTCCCAGGCATCGACCATGCAGCGCTGCAGCTCAGCCAGCGGGAATATCGACTGGTTGTCGTCGATAAAATTGCACATCAAGAGGTTGTCGAACTGGTCGGGGGTATATTCAAAGTCGCGCAAATGATCCAGGTCGAACAGATTGCAGCCGCCGGCCTCGGCATCCAGAATCGTGACGATCTGGCGCCAGATCTTGTCCTCGCCTGTAAAGCCGCTTGAGAGCCGCAAGTGCGAGATATCGATCTTGGCCTTGCCGGCCTTTTGCAGCCGGTCGCTAAATTCCTTCCCTGCCCAGAACGGGTACGCCTGGTGATTGATCGATGATGGCGTCGAGAAATAAGTTTTTCGCCACTTCGCCTGGATCGCCATACCGGACGCCACCTTGTTCAATTCCGTAAAATTGTGGGTCCAGAAAAATTCGTCAAAATAGAAATTGCCGTGGTAGCCCTGGGCGGTCCTGGCGCTAGTGCCCAGGAAGTACAGGTGGGCGCCGTTCGGCAGCACAATCGGATCGCCCCACAATTCCACGCCGGCGGCTTCCTTGGCGAACTGCACGATGTACTGTTTAAAGACGTGGGCCTGCGCTTTCGATGCCGACAGAAAAATCTGATTGCGACCCGTCGCCAGCGCGTCGGCCAGCGCCTCGCGGGCGAAATACCAGGTTGCGCCAATCTGGCGCGATTTCAGAATGACTCGCGTGCGCTCATGGCCGTTGCGATACCAGACCTTTTGGTAGTCGAACAGCGAATCGCGGAAAGCGTCGAGTAACTGGCTTTGCTGTTCTTCGCTGAAATCGTTGCGGGTCGGCTTCTTCTTCGGGCCGGCATTTCTCTTGTCCAGGTTCGGATTGAGATCGGCCTCATTGCCGCCGCCGTCATAGCGGCGCTTGCGCGACATCTGCACCAGGGAGCGCGTCAATAAATCGATTTCCTTGAAATCGCTGCCGGTCTTGACCTCTTTACTTACCAACTGGACCATGCGCGCTTCGATCTGCCCTTCCACGCGATCAATGGCCGTCGACAAATGCCACTTGTCGCGCTCCTTCCAGCTGGCGACAGTGCTGCGCTTGATCTTGAGATGCTTGGCAATCGAGGAAATGCGCCAACCCTGCCAGTACAGACTGCGGGCGGCGTCGCGCATGGCGGCGGGATCATTGGCAACGGCGGCCAGCGTTGCAAGCGTGCCTGGCGCGCGCGTGGCGCCGCGTTTTGCTGGTTTTGATTGGACAGGTTTGATTAACATGCCGCCAGCGTAGAGGGCAACGCGGGTAAAAGCCCTTGCCAGGAAGTCGGTAAGACAGTTATCAACCCGCTCCCGATTGTTGCCCGACGCGGTAATGCCCACCATGGCGGTATTCGAACTTTGTGAGTATCGCCACCACCATGTCCACACCGACCGCCAAGCCCGTAGCAGGTAAGCAATCCAAATTCTTCCGCGTCGCCGTCGAAGGCGCCACCACCGATGGCCGCGTGATTGATCGCAGCTTTATCGAGCAGATGGCCGCCAATTTCGACCCGCAGGTCTATGGCGCCCGGATCTGGATGGAGCACTTGCGCAGCACCTGGTCCGCTGGCGAATTCAAAGCCTATGGCGACGTGACGGCAGTCAAAGCCGAGGAAGTGGAGCTGGGCGGTGTCAAGAAATTGGCGTTGTACGCGCAAATCTCGCCGACGCCGGAACTGGTCGCCATGAACAAGGCGCGCCAAAAAATCTACACCAGCATCGAAATCAATCCGAAATTTGCAGACACCGGCGAAGCCTACCTGGTCGGCCTGGCCGTCACCGACAGCCCCGCCAGCCTTGGCACTGAGGTTTTATCGTTTGCCGCTCTGCATCCCGAATCGAATCCGTTTGCAGCCCGCAAGCAATCGCCCGAGAACCTGTTTACGGCAGCGGAGGAAACCACACTGGAATTCGAGGACATCTCCCCACCTGAACCCGAAGGAATCAAATTGTCCGACACCCTCAAAAATCTGTTGAAACGCTTTTCCACCAAGACCAACAGCGACGATGCGCGCTTCGGCGAGCTGGTCGGCGCCGTCGAGACCCTGGCAACCCATGCGAATCTGAGCGCCGACGAATTCGCCGCAGAAAAGAAGCGCGTCGACACCCTGGAAGCCGCCCTGAAGAAGACCGCCGACGATTTCGCGGCATTCAAACAACACGTCGAATCGACCGACGCGAACCCCACGTTCCGGCCAACGGCTGCCGGCGGCGACGGCGTAGCGGAAACCGATTTTTAATTCGCGCCGGGCAGCCCGCACCAACCGAACACCGTTTCCCATTATTCAGGAGTCCACCGTATGAAAAAAATCACCCGCGTCGCCTTCGACAAATACACCGCCCGCCTGGCGCAGTTGAACGACACCGGCAACGTCGCCAAGACCTTCGGCGTCGCACCCAGCGTGCAGCAAAAGCTGGAAACCAAGATCCAGGAATCCAGCGAATTTTTGAAGAGCATCAATGTCATCGGCGTCTCCGAACAGGAGGGCGAAAAGGTTGGCCTGGGTATCTCCGGCCCGACTGCCAGCCGTACCAATACCGACAAGGGCGACCGCAAGACCCGCGACCTGACTGCCTTGGACGGCAAGGGTTATCGTTGCGAAAAAACGAACTTCGATACGCATATCAAGTATCAAACCTTGGACGCCTGGGCCAAGTTCCCCGATTTCCAGCAGCGCCTGGCGAACGCCATTTTGCAGCGCCAGGCGCTGGACCGCATGATGATCGGTTTCCATGGCCGCACCGTGGCGGCCGATACGGATATCGACAAAAATCCGATGCTCCAGGACGTCAACAAGGGCTGGTTGCAGCATTACCGCGAACAGGCGCCGCAGCGTGTCATGCATGAAGGCAAAGAAGCCGGCAAGCTTGTCATCGGCGCCGGCGGTGACTATGCGAATCTGGACGCGGCCGTGTATGACGCCATTAACCTGCTCGATCCCTGGTATCAGAAAGATACCGGCCTGGTGGTGATCGTCAGCCGCAACCTGATGCACGACAAGTATTTCCCCCTGGTGAACACCAAGCAGGCGCCGACCGAGACGCTGGCGGCGGACATCGTCATCAGCCAGAAGAGAATAGGCGGCCTGCCGGCCATCGCCGTGCCGTTCTTCCCGGATAACACGATCTTTACTACCCGCCTCGACAACCTGTCGATCTACTGGCAAGAGTCGGCCCGCCGGCGCCGGGTGGTCGAGAAGCCCGAGCGCGACCGCATCGAGAACTACGAATCGTCCAATGATTCGTATGTGGTCGAGGATATGGGCTTGGGCGCCGTGCTGGAAAATATCGTCCTGGCGGCCTAACGTGGACAATCTTTCTCCTGCACAGCGCCACAAGGCCCGCATCCTGGCCGAGCGCGCTGCCGCCGACGCCACCCCTGGCGGCATGACGGGCGGCAGCGCCTACGAGATGATGCTCTACAAGTTAGCGAACGACCGCCGCAGCTTGAGCGCTATCCAGTCTATGGAACGCAAGATCGAAGTGAAAGCCACCTTGCTGCCGGAGTACCAGGACTGGATCGACGGCGTACTGTCCAAGGGTAACGGCGGCCAGGACGATGTGTTTACGGCGCTCCTGGTCTGGCATATCGACTGCAGTGAGTATGCACGGGCGGTAGAGATGGCGCGCTATGCCGTGCTGCATAAGCTGACCTTGCCGGATCAGTACAACCGCGATATTCCGACCATGCTGCTCGATGAATTCTCTGCCGCCTTCCTGACCGGCAAGCTGGCTGGCAATCCCGTTCTCGCCATCGATATCCTGGCGCAGGTACAGGAGTTGACGGAACACTGCGACGCGCCGGACCAGGCACGGGCCAAATTGCTCAAGGCTCGCGCTTACGCCATGCTGGTGGTACTTGGTCAGGATGGCCGCGAGCTGCTGAGGGCGTCGGAGCTGCCGCAGGCGGAAGCGGCCCATCAGTTGATGACGCGGGCCGTCGAGTTATTCCCTGGCGTCGGCGTGAAACAGACGATGGACCGTCTGCGCGCACGCATGATTAAAGCCGTTCCCGGCTAAACGAGCACCCCTGGCGCACGGCGGCGCGGGTCGATGATTGCATCACTGCGATGTCATTCTGACGCCCGCCCACCGCCGGTTTATGACGAAAGACCTTTGACTGTTACCCCATGAGCTTTATTGCCTTTGCACCACCGTCCGCCGGCGCGCCTGTCACCTTGCCGGAAATCGGCAGCGTGGACAACGACGGCTTTTATCCTGACATCGTTTTGCAGGACGTGCGCGACAACATGAGACTAGACGGCACCGTTACCACGCCGCGACTGATCCAGGCGATTGTAACGGCCGTTTTGCACGTCAATGCCGAGTTGCGCGACTGGAAGCTGCAGCAGGTTGCCGCCGGCTTCGCATCGCTGGCCGCCGTGCCGGCGGACCGGGTCAACCGTGAGAGTGTTCTTATTGCCCATTACCGGCGCGCCGTCTATTGCTGGGCGAAAGCGGATCTCACCGAGCGTTACCGCGACTTCGACAGCACCGCCTCATCGTTGAACGATAAAAAGACCATGGAGGCGCTGGACAACGCGCCAGAGGAGCAACGCCGTAACGCGCATTGGGCTATCGCCGACATCCTAGACCGGCCTCACGCCACGGTCGAGCTGATCTGATGCAGGTGCGCGCCCAACAACACGACACGCTGGACCTGCTGTGCTGGCGGCACCTGGGCGCCACCGCCAATGTGGTCGAAGCCGCCCTGGAATTGAATCCCGGTCTGGCCGACTACGGGCCGATCCTGCCGCACGGCCTCCTGGTCACCCTGCCTGAACCTACCGCCACCCCCACTAAAACTGCCCAGGTCGTCAACCTCTGGGATTGAAAGATTGGAGAATTTATCTATGGCAGAACCCAGCACCACCACCTTGGTTATCACCACCGCCGCCGGCGTCGGTTTCACGACCCTGTTCCCCGGTATCGACGGCAATGCACTGATCGGTGCTTTCGCCGGCGCCACGCTGGTGGCGATCACCAGCAAGAATTTGCCTGTCCTGCAACGCCTGGTCTATATGGCCATCTCTCTGGCGATTGGCTACCTGGCAGCACCCGAGGTCATCAGCAACACGCCCTTGAAACAATCGGGTGTGGCGGCTTTCTTCGCGTCGGCGGCGGCCATCGCTTTGACCCTGCACGGTATCGATCTGATTAAAACCATTGAGCTGCCGGCCTGGATCCGTAAGGGAGGCAGCCATGACTGAATTGTTTACGGTCATTGCCCTGATCAGCTACGCCGGCACATGCATTCGATTGCTGTGCTTTCAGCGCGGCCTGGCGAATCACCGTTTCCACCTGTCGCTGCTGGCCTGGCTGTTGATCGTTGCCACCGGCACCAGTGCTCTGGAGATCCTGCTGGGGCACAGCCACCCCTCCTTCGGCCAGGCCGGCGTCGCCTTGACCTTGTGTGTCCTGGTGCATCGCGCCCAGGGCAATTTTGCGAACATTATCAAGGGATATTGAATGACACCAGTGACAGAGCATTTTACGTTGGAAGAATTTACGCGCAGCGACAAGGCGAAGCTGCTGGGCATCGTCAACACGCCGGCACCGGCCATTGTCGCCAACCTGCGGCGCCTGGCGCGCTTTAATGAACTGGTGCGCCTGGAGCTGGGCGGCGCCGCCATGACCATTTCCAGCGGCTACCGCTGCCCGGCGCTGAACCGGGCGGTGGGTGGTGCTGCCAACAGCGCGCACCTGGATGGCCTGGCCTGCGATTTTACGGCGCCGACGTTCGGCACACCGCTGGCGATCTGCCAAGCGCTGGAAAAGTCCTATCTGCAATTCGATCAGCTGATTGTGGAGCGGGTCGGCGGTGCGACATGGGTGCACCTGGGCATTGCTGCCGAGGGTAAAACGCCGCGCCGCCAGGTGCTGACCATCGACAGCCGCGGCACGCGGATCGGCCTATGGAACTGATTGTCAAAAGCCTGATATCAGCTTTGTTCGTCGGCGCGCTGGGCCTGGTGATCTATGTGCAGCGCGGCAGCTTGATCGCCTCCCAGGAGCGCGTCGAGCGCGCCGAACAAGCCATCCGCGACCGGGATGGCACCATCAAGACGCTGACGGACGCGGCGGAGAGGAACAAGCAGGCCGCCGCCAAGCTACAAGCCGCTAACGACAATATCGCTGCCACTCTCACCGAACGAGAAAACCAACTAGAAAGCCTGCTCCATGACAATCCCCAAGTACGCAGCTGGTCCGACACTGCTTTGCCTGATGCTATTGCCAGGTTGCGGGACCGTCCCGCCATCACCGGCGCCGACGCTTACCGTCAACGCCTGCCCGGTGGTCACGCGCTGCAGCCTGCCGGCGACAGCGCCCAGGACTAACGGTGCGCTGCTGCTTGCCCTGGAGCGGGCAGAAGCGGCGTGGGGCATGTGTGCGGCCAAGGTGGACGCTGTTGTCGATTGTCAGGAGAAAGCGGACCATGTACAAGCCCAAAAGCCTTAGAGCGCATCTGACCGCCGTCAGCGCGGAACTGCGGCAGAACCCCGATAAACTGCTGATTTTTGCGGAAGGCGGCAATACGGTGGCCACCGGCACGGCGTCCCTGTCGTTCGAATATCGGTATAAATTGAATATCATCATTACCGACTACAGCGGTAGCGAGGACGCCATCATGGTCCCGCTGCTGGCCTGGGTGCAGGTGCACCAGCGCGACCTGCTGGACAATGCAGAGTTGCGCAAGACCGGTATCGGTTTCGATGTCGATTTTAATAACCATGAATCGGTCGATATCGCCATCACGCTGGCGCTGACCGAGCGTGTCATCGTCAAACAGGCCAGCGCCGGTCGGCTGGAGGTAGTGCACCTGGCCGAGCCGCAAGCCACGCCGGTCTACAGCGATGAATTCTGGCAAGCCTATGCCGGCGAGACGCTGCTGGCCGAGTGGCAAGCACCCACCGTTCCCGCATGAGCGACGATTTAACTACTCTGGAAGCCTGGGCCGGTACACTGCTGGCCCGGCTCCAGCCTGGCCAGCGCCGCATCGTCACGCGCAAGATCGCCCAGGACCTGCGTCGTAGCCAAGCGCAACGCATCGCCAGCCAGCAGGCGCCGGATGGCACGCCCTATGCGAAGCGAAAGAACCGTAAAAACCTGCGGGGCAAGCAAGGGAGAATCAAACGGCAGAAAGCCGCGATGTTTCAAAAGATTCGCCTGCAAAAAAATCTGAAAATCGAGCAGGACGAAAACCAGCTATCGGTCGGTTTCTTCGGCCGTGTGGCGCGCATCGCCCGCGTGCACCAGGAGGGTCTTACAGACAAGGTCGCAAAAAAAGGGCCGGAGTATCACTATCCGGCCCGGCCTTTACTTGGTTTCAGTGCTACCGATCAAGCGTTGATTCGTGATTCGTTGATACGCCATTTGGTTGAAAAATAACGGCGCCGATCAGCAAAACGATCTGCCGAAAATTAAGCGATCCAATCCTCCGCAAACTATCATATTTGACAGGTTCTTTCCTTCTGGCAACATGCTTTAATGATTTCCTCGAATTCGAGGAAATCAGAGCGCGCTCGGTGAAGTTGCCTTTTTTTTTGGAAACTTTAATTGCACGAGCGCTCTGAGTTGATTTTTCTTCAGCATCGTTAGGTATAGCTTGGGATAGCAGCCTCAAGCTTGATTTTCGATTCGTGCTGCTTGATTACGTCACACTGAAGGGGAACAACATGCCACAACTGTTCACGTCAATTACTTCGGCCCCAAGTATTCAGTCGAACGCGTTTGTCGACATACCTGGTTTGAGTTTGACTTTGCCGCCCGCCACCTCAACAATGAAGGAGGCGCTAGTCACGTTAAATGTTCCGACACCGTATGCGACTGGCGACAATTATCCAGGTATTGATTTTGCGGTAGATGCGGCTGGGAGTATTGTTGGGTCAGGTGGATTTACATACTCCGAGAAAAATGGAGGCGGTACTGGGCGGATGCCTTTTACGCTGGTAGTGAAAGTTCCACTTAGTTCAAGTCATACGCATGTGAACGCGCAATGGCAAAGTGTTCGTGGAAGTACAACCCACATTGATTCTTTCGCATCCATGTCGGCAGTTTTCGGCTAATTGACGTCTAACAATACAATCAAACCGGGCCTGCACCAAAAGCGATGCAGACCGGTTATTTCAAGCGTAGAAGCTATACGTCACCGGCCGATCTAATCGCATCCAGTCTGGCGCTGGCAACGTCTCGATAATGCGGTGACAATTCGCAACCGATCCACTGATAGCCATCCATTTCTGCCGCCACCAAGGTAGAGCCGGATCCTGCAAACGGATCGAGGATGATCCCACCCGGCACGCAGATCCGATTGACTTGGCGCATGACCTCTGTCGGCTTGCCGGTGATGTGATGCTTGTCCGCTGTTTTCACGACTTGGCGAATGGCACCAGGCAGCACACCGACTCCGCGCTCCATCGGCATATTTCCTTTACTTCCCCAGACGATATATTCGCACTGCGCCCGGAACCGCCCCATGACCGGCCGTGTGCCTTCGGTTTTATCCCAGACGGCAATGCCGCGCCAGGAGAACCCCGCCGCTTGCAGCGCGTCGGTAGTGGTCGGCAATTGCCGCCAGTCGGTAAACAGACATACTGGCGCGCCAGGTTTGAGCACGCGCCAGCACTCCGACAGCCACATCATGGACCAGCGCAAGTGGGAGCGCTGGTCGCGATGGTCCCCGGAAAAATCATGAAACTCGCGCTTTGTGCTGGTTTGCATGTACTTGACTGTGGTGCTGGCTTGCCGTGCACCGATATGCAGGCCGCCGCTGGCATAGGGCGGATCGGTAATGAGCGCGTCGACGCTTTCATTCGGCAGGGATTCCAGAAAGGGTAAACAATCGCCCTGGTACAGCTTATTGACTTCCAATTGTATTAACTCCAGCGTATGGCGCTCCTGGGCGCTCTGGATCGGGGCGTGCAGCCCTCAAATGGTTCAATGTCTTGCAGCGAGGGCATTTTATGGACAGGGTGATGTATTCACCTTGGCCGAGTTTTCGGGAACAACTTCCACAACGAATGTCTTGCATTTGGGTATACCTGCGTAAATATGCTAGCCTTCGGCCCACCTGTACAGGTGGCGCGGCCTTGGCTTTGCTTGCAGCCGTATTCTGCTGGCACGGTGGCGTGATTAGTGCCTCAATCACTAATTGCGTCGCCGCGTTCTTTTTCCAGGCCAGCACTGTAGTACGCCTGAGAGCAGTAAAACACCCGCCAGCAGTTGGTATGCCGCATACCAACCCGCTACCAGGTGCAGCAATTGCCGCAACCCGGCAACATGCACCGCATGACTGCCGACTACTCCGAATTGCTGCGCTTACTCCTGAATCTGATTCGATTCGGCACCATTGCCGACATCGATCACGACACCCAGCGCGTGCGCGTACAGGTCGGTAAGAACACCACCACATGGCGCCCCTGGATCACTTTGCGGGCCGGCGACGCGCGGACCTGGTTTCCGCCTTCCCTGGGCGAACAGGTCATCGTGCTGTCGCCTGAAGGTGATTTCACCCAGGCCGCGATCCTGCCGGCGATCTATTCCGACAGATCCCCCACGCCATCGACCAACCCGGCGCACCACACCACCCGCTACGCCGATGGCGCCGTGGTCCAATACGACCGCGACAGCCACACCTTGAGTGCGACCCTGCCGGACGGCACCAGCGTCACCGCAGCCCCAGGCAAAGTCACCTCCAACGCCGAAGACACCGAATGCACCGGCAATCTGCTGGTGCAGAAGAACCTGGTGGTTAACCAGAACCTGACTGTCAATGGCTTGTCTAGCTTAAATGCCGGCATGAATGTGCAAGCCGGTAAGGAAGGCGGTCCAGCGGCAATGATCCAGGGGATCATGCGCGCTACAGTCGACGTGATCGCCGCCGGCATCAGCCTGGTGACGCACCCGCACGGCGGCGTTAAAAAGGGCGACGACGATTCAGGGGCGCCGAAATGATGAGCGCCCGCACTGGCCGCGCCTTATCAACCCTGGCCCATATTCGCCAGTCGCTGGCCGACATTCTGACTACACCCATCGGCAGCCGCGTCATGCGCCGCAACTACGGCTCTGAAGTACCGGAGCTGATCGACCAGCCCTTGCACGGCGCAACTGTCCTGCGCATCTATGCCGCTACCGCGCACGCCGTCATGCTGTGGGAGCCGCGTATTTCCCTGACGGGCGTGCAGCTTGAGCGCGGCCAGGATGGCTCCGCCACGTTGCTCCTGGACGGCGTCACCAGCGAACAAGCGGTGCAACTGGCCGTGCCGGTCGGCAGCACGGCGGGGGTATCAGCATGAGCGGCATTGATTTATCTCGCCTGCCGGCACCCAATGTCATCGAGCCGCTGGATTTCGAGACGATCCTGGCCGAGCAGTTGGCCGACCTGGAGGAACGCGATACCGAATTCGTCGGCTTGCAGGAATCCGATCCAGCCATGAAGGTGCTGCAGGTCACCGCCTACCGTGAATTAAAAGTGCGGCAGCGCATCAATGAAGCCGCCCGCGCCGTCATGCTGGCCTATGCCATGGATGTCGACCTGGATCACCTGGGCGCGCTGATGGACGTGCCGCGCCTGCAAATCTGGCCGGCGGATCCCGACAAGGGCAAAGCCGCCGTCATGGAAGAGAATGAGGACTACCGCCGGCGCATTCAATTGGCCCCGCAAGGGTTATCTGTCGCCGGCCCGGAAGGCGCCTATATTTTCCATGCATTGAGCAGCGACGGTCGCGTGCGCAATGCGACGGCGACCAGTCCGGCGCCTGGGCATGTGGTGGTCACGATCCTGTCGCATGAGGGGGACGGCACACCCTCCCAGGCGTTGCTCGACATCGTTGTCGCCCACCTGGCGCAGGACGGTATTCGCCCTCTGACCGACTATGTCCTGGTGCGGGCGGCGCAGATCGAGCGCTACCAGGTGAAGGCTACCCTGTACAGCTTCTCGGGACCGGATTCGACCGTGGTGGTGGCGGAAGCCGACAAGCGCATGCGGCAATACGCCAAGGACGCGCACCAGCTGGGCCGCGTGCCGACCCACTCCGGTATCGAGGCGGCCTTACACGTGCCAGGCGTGGAACGCGTGACGCTGATTACCCCGACCATTGATCCCGACATCTCCAAGCTGCAGGCGCACTATTGCGACGACATCGTCATCACCTACGGCGGCGTGCATGAGTAAGCCCGTGCGCTCCCTGCTGCCGCCGAACACCACGCCCCAGGAGCGGGCGCTGGAAGCGACTCTATCCCGCATTTCGGAGGTGGCCGTGCCGCTGCGCGCACTCTATCGACCAGGCGAGATACCACTCGATCAACTGCCCTGGCTGGCGTGGCAACTGTCGGTCGAGAGCTGGAAGCCCTACTGGACCGAAGAGGTGCGGCGCGCCCGCGTGCGCAATGCCATGAAGATCCACCGCCAGAAGGGAACCGCCAAGGCGGTCAAGGATGTAGTGGCGGCTTTCGGTGGCGCCATCCTGCTGCGCGAGTGGTGGCAAAAGACCCCCATGGGGGAGCCGCACACCTTCGACCTGGTCATGACCCTGACCGGCGCCGGCGGGCAGTCCGCCACTGCCGAGTTTGTCGACGATGTCATTGCCGAGGTCAGTCGCACAAAGCCGGTTCGCAGCCACTTCACGTTTACCCAGGGGATCGAGACGCAAGCGGCCATTGCCGTGGCGACTGCCGTGCGCCCTGTGATCTATGCCCGTCTCAATCTGACAGAACCATTCACTACCTGACTTATGCCCGGACTCCAAATCATTACCACCAAGGCAGGCCGTGCCTCCCTGGTCAACGCCGAACACAACGGCACGGCGCCGCTCAAGATCGCCGAGGTTGGCATCACTGCGGCCGTCTTTACGGCCAATGAAGACATGATCGCGCTGCCTGGCGAGTTCAAACGCCTGTCGACCATTTCCGGCGAGGTGGTGGCGCCCGATACCATGCACGTCACCATCCGCGACGATGGCAGCGACACCTATACCGTGCGGGGTATCGGCTATTGGCTTAGTAATGGCGTGCTGCTGGGCCTCTATAGCCAGCCGGATCCTATCCTGCAAAAGTCCACGCAGTCGATGCTGCTGCTGGCCGCCGATACCGTGTTTACCACCATCAGCGCGACCTCGCTGACTTTCGGCAACGCCAATTTTACGAACCCGCCGGCAAGTACAGAACGCCAGGGCGTGGTCGAGTTGGCAACCGCTGATGAAACTGTCGCCGGCAAGGATGCCACCCGCGCCGTCACGCCGGCCGGATTGACGCCGGCCTTAGCCAAAGCCATCGCCACGCATACGGCAGCGCCGGATCCGCATGCCCAGTACCTGACGGCGGAACGCGGCAACGCACTGTATTTCCATACGCTGGCTGCGGTTGCCAGCAGCGACACAGATTGCAATACGCTGATCGAGACGGGTGTGCGCGATGTGACCCTGGCGAATGATCGCGGTATTCTCAAAGCGACCAATTTACCCATTGGCGGCGACGGCTTCGGCACGCTGCTGACGGTCAATGGCGGCACCTTCATCGTGCAACGGTACACCGAAGGCGGCGCCACGCCCCGCACCTGGGAGCGCACCGGCTTTGCGGGCCAAACGAATCCTTTCCAGGGCCGCGCCTGGAAGCAGTGCTGGGATAGCAACAGCGTCACCCCTGGCGATTACGTCAAGCGAACCGGCGACAGCATCGGGCCGCTCTCTCTCGCCACGGAACAGCCTGGCACAACGTTTACCAATCCGACGCTGGAATTGCGGGAAGCTGGCCGGGTGACCGCTACCCAAGGGCGGGATATCAGCTACGCCCCCAAGCTCGTCTTTCATTGGGCTGGTTATGCGGCGACCCAGTTGCGCCTCACCGATCAAAACATCCTGGAAGTGGTGGAAGGCGCCGGCAATACCTACGGGTCCTTCCAGGCCGGCAGCATCAACGCCATGCAGTCATTAAGCGTGGCCGGCCAGGCGGTGTGGCATGCCGGTAATTTCAATCCTGGCGCCAAACAGGACGCACTTGGCTATTTTCCTGTGCAGCAAGGTACCGGTATTGGGCAAACGCCCAATGCCGTCAAAATCGGCTGGAGCAATGGCGGCGGCGTGAAGATTACGGTGGATGCCACCGATATGGGGTCGGTTGTTCTTGCGCCGCGAGGCCGCATGAATATCAATTGGAATGGTATCGGCGGTCAACCCGCATGGATGTTGGGCGGCAATACGCCGGAGGATGTCAACGTCTACAACCCGTTGAATTTCAATGTCAACTATGCCAATAGCGCCAATTATGCCTCCAATGCCGGCACGGCCAGCTATGCCACGCAACTGACCGGCCAAGGGCTGGTGCATGGCGGCATTGGGGGATATCACGTGAACAAGAATCACACCAGCCCCGAGTTAGGCGGCGCCTGGGAATTGCGCGGCTTTGCCTACGACTTCGGATCCGGCGGCGATGGGGGCATGGGTACACGAACAGCTTTATGGCAAAGGGTAGCGTAATGACAAAGACCACACTCAATGAAACAAACGAGCAGGCGCAGCAGGCCAGCATCAACCCGTTCTCCTATACCGACATCCGGGACATCGTGCGCGTGCCGGCCGGTTTTACGTGTGCGGTCAAATTCGCGCATCGTGACGATTATCTAGCGTTCATGGCGTGCCCGGACGATGTGGAAGCCCATGGCCGCGCCATTTACGCCGACTGCGCAGCACACCAGGCGGACGGCATACCCGATTATTTCCCGACCGATGCCGAGCTGCTGGAAGCGGTGCAGGAGAGAATCGCCCGTGAGCTGCGCCGCGCCAACAGCGCAGTGACGAAGTACCAGGACCGCGTCGACGTGGACGACGCCACCGCCGCCGATGTCGCGCTGCTGCGCGCCTGGAAGATGTACCGGGTTGGCCTCAATCGCCTGTCCGACCAGGACAGCTATCCGCATGGCCTTACCTGGCCGGTCGCCCCCGGCAGCATAACCGTCTAATTCTTTAATTTACTCACCCATTTACAGGAGGCCACATTGGCAACTGATTACCACCACGGCGTGCGCGTCATCGAAAAAAACGAAGGTACACGTCCCATCCGTACCGTCAGCACTGCCGTGATCGGCCTGATCGCCACTGCAGAGGATGCCGACCCGGCCGTCTTCCCGCTCGATACGCCGGTCCTGCTGACCAATGTGATTGCTGCCCAAGGCAAAGCCGGCGTCAAGGGCACACTGCGCCGCTGCCTGGAAGCGATTGCCTTGCAGACCAAACCGCTGACCATCGTGGTGCGCGTGGCCGAAGGCAAGGACGAAGCGGAGACAACTTCCAATGTCATCGGCACCACGACCGCCGCCGGCAAATATACGGGCATCAAGGCGTTGCTGGCGGCCCAGGCCCGGCTGGGCGTGAAACCGCGCATCCTGGGCGCGCCTGGCTTGGATAGTAAGCCGGTTGCCAATGCGCTGGCGAGCGTCGGCCAGCAGTTACGCGCCTTCGCTTATGTGTCGGCGCATGGCTGTATGACCAAGGAAGAAGCGACTGCTTACCGCAAGGATTTTGGGCAACGCGAGCTGATGGTGATCTGGCCGGATTTCGTGAATTGGGATACGGCCACCAATGCCGACGCCAGCATGGCGGCGACCGCCTACGCCCTGGGCTTGCGCGCCAAGATCGATGAAGAGATCGGCTGGCATAAAACGCTCTCCAATATGGTGGTTAACGGCCCGACCGGCATCTCCTCGGACGTATTCTGGGATCTGCAGGATCCGGCCACCGATGCCGGTTACCTGAACAGCAAGGAGGTCACCACCCTGATCAACAGCAACGGCTTTCGGTTCTGGGGTTCGCGCACCTGCGAAACCGGCGGCTATTTCTATTTCGAGAACTACACGCGCACCGCCCAGGTCGTGGCCGACACCATCGCCGAGGCGCATATGGCCTATGTCGATGTGCCCATGCATCCAGCCCTGGTCAAGGATTTAATTGAGAGCATCAACGCCAAATTTCGCGACCTGATCCGGGGCGGCTATCTGCTGGGCGGCAGCGCCTGGTTCGATCCCGAATACAACGGCAAGGAAAACCTGAAGGACGGCAAGCTGGCGATCGATTACGACTACACGCCAGTCCCTCCTCTGGAAAATCTGCTGTTCCAGCAGCGCATCACCGACCGTTACTTGGCCGAATTCGCCGCCGCCGTCAACGCCTAACCTTTTTACTTATATAGAAAGCAGACCACACCATGGGCATGCCTAAAAAACTCAAAGATTTTATTTTGTTCGATAGCGGCAATTCCTATCGCGGCCAGGTGACGGAGATCACCTTGCCTAAACTCTCCCGCAAGATGGAAGAGTACCGCGCCGGCGGCATGAGCGGCCCGGTATCGGTCGACCTGGGCAACGAGGCGATCACGCTGGAATGGACTGCCGGCGGCCTCATCCTGGAAGCCCTGTTGCAGTATGGCGCCCGCAGCCACAACGCGACGCAATTGCGCTTTGCCGGCGCTTACGAGAATGACGACGATGGATCCACATCGGCAGTCGAGATCGTCGTGCGCGGTCGTCATAAGGAAATCGACATGGGCAACGCAAAGAGCGCCGAAGACACCAGCCAGAAATACACGACCGCCTGCAGCTATTACAAGCTGACCATCGACAACCGGCCTATCTTTGAATTCGATTTTATCAACGCTATCGAGAAGATCGGCGGCGAGGACCGCAACGCTTCTATCCGTAGCGCTATCGGCCTGTAACAGCAACACCACCCCCTTTTTCTTTTTTACTTTTACCCCACGATCACCATAGAAAGCACCACCATGACCAAGCAAGAAAAAATTGTCACTTCCACCGCCGCCTCCGGTCTGTACAAAACCGTCACCCTGGATGAACCGCTGACCCGTGGCGATACGGTCATCACCAGCGTGCAGGTCCGGAAACCCCTGTCGGGCGAGCTGCGCGGCGTCTCCCTGATGGAGCTGGGCAATATGGATGTCGCTTCCCTGCAGCGCGTCCTGCCGCGCATCACCCAGCCGACCCTGGCGCCGCATGATGTGGCGAACCTGGATCCTGCCGACCTGATGGCCCTGGGCGCCGAGGTGGCTATTTTTTTGCTGAAGAAAGCAGATCGTCCGGTGGTCTACCCGACCGCGTAGAGGATCCCATGGCCGACATTGCGGTGGTGTTTCATTGGCCGCCGCAGGCCATGGATGAGCTGGACATAACGGACTTGATGGCCTGGCGCGAACGCGCCAGGGTGCGCAGCGGCGCGGAAGATTAGGAATTTCACTCAATGAGCGACAAGCAATTGCGGTTACAGGTGGTGTTTGCGGCGCTGGACAAGCTGACCGGCCCCTTAAAAAAGATCACCGGCGAGTCGTCCGCCCTGGGTAAAGCCATCAAGGCCAATAACGACCGCCTGAAAGAGCTAAACGCCCAGCAAAAGGATGTTGGGCGTTTCCGCGAGTTAGGCGCCGGCTTGCAGGCCAGCACCGGCAAGTTGCGCGAGACGCAACAGCAGATTGCCGCCCTGGCGCAGAAGATGCAGCAGATGGCGCAACCTACGCGTGCCATGACCCGCGAGTTTAACGCCGCAGTGAAGTCGGCTAGCGCATTAAAACAGGCCGGCCAGCAGCAAAGCGAACAAATGCAGATCCTACGCACGCGCTTGTCCGGCGCCGGCATCGATACGCGCAAGCTAGGTTCGGCACAGACCTGGCTGAAAGACAGCATCGCTTTTACCAATGCCGAACTCACGGCGCAGCAGAAGAAGCTGGCGGCAGTCGGCGCTCAGCAGCAGAAGGTCGCCGGCGCCCGCCAGCACGCCGACAAGCTGCGCACCACAGCCGGCAACGTCGCTGCAGCCGGTATCGGTGCGACCGTCGCCGGCGCCGCCGTGGGCGCGCCCCTAGTGAAAGGCTTGCAGGAAGCGAAGCACTACCAGACCGAGAAGGGCCGCATTACCGCGCTGGGTCTTGGTCCCCAGGTCAGTGCCGACGCGGAGAAATACGCCCGTTCCATGAAAACCTACGGCACCAGCCATGCCGAGAACCTGGAATTAGTCAGGGACAGCATGTCCGTGTTCGGCGATCTGCCGCACGCGCAAATGGTCGCGCCCATGCTGGCGAAGATGAAATTTGCGAATAAGGCGTTTTATGGCGAAGAAGCCGGCGGCGAGAATGAGAGAAAGTTCATGGACATGCTCAAGGTCATTGAGGTGCGCGGCGGCACCGCCAGTTCGGCCAAATTCAATGAGCAGGCCAACATGGTCCAGAAAGTCATTTCCGCGACCGGCGGGCGCGTCGGGCCGACCGAGTGGCTAAACCTGATCAAGACCGGCGGCATCGCCGCCAAGGGCATGGACGAAAAGTCGTTTTATTACGAGCTGGAGCCATTGGTGCAGGAACTGGGCGGCTTCGGCGTCGGTAACGGCCTGATGTCGAGCTATAACAATCTGTACCAAGGCCGCACCAGCAAGCGCGCCGCGATGAACCTGGACAAGCTGGGCCTCATTGGCGACCACACCAAAGTCAAACACGACAAGGTCGGGCAAACCGCCCAGCTGGATCCTGGCGCGCTGCTGGGGTCGGACTTGTTCAAGAAGAGCCAGTTTGAATGGATGGAAAAGATCTTGTTGCCACAGTTGGAAAAGAACGGCATCACCAAACCGACCCAAGTCCTGGACACCATCGGCAGTCTGTTCACGAACCGCAAGGCCGGCGACCTGATGGCGAACATGTACTTGCAGCGCACCCAGATCCACAAGAACCGGAAATTGAACGAAGGCGCCTACGATGTCGACCAGCTCGAACCGCTGGCCCGCGAACAGGCTTCTGGCCGCGAAATGGAAACCTTGGCGAAACTGGCCGACTTAAAGCTGACCATGGGCGAGAAGATCCTGCCGCTGTATTCCCGCGCCATCGAGTCGGTGACCGCCGCACTGGACGGCATGAACGGGTTCATGGAACGCAATCCGGTCTTGTCGAAGGTCATGATAGTCGGCTTTGGCAGCCTGGCGGCCATCCTGGTGGTGCTGGGGCCGCTGATGCTGGGCCTGGCCGCACTGATCGGCCCCTACGCCATGCTGCATGTGCTGTTCGCCAAGATGGGCATTGCTGGCGGTGTGCTGACGCCGATCCTGCGCGGCGCAGCTTCCGCCTTCTTATGGCTGGGCCGCGCCTTGCTGTTTGTCGGTCGGGCCTTCCTGATGAATCCGATAGGGTTAGTGATCACCGCCATCGCCCTGGCCGCCTACCTGATCTACCAGTATTGGGAACCGATCAAGGGATTTTTTACGGATCTGTGGAACACCGTCGGCAATGCATTTAACAGCGCCTGGGCCAGCATCAAGGCGTTTGCAAGCGGCTTGTGGGCCGATGTGCAACAGGCGTTCGCCGGCGGTATCGGCGGCGTGACCGCCCTGATACTGAATTGGTCGCCGCTCGGCTTGTTCTACCAGGTCTTTGCCGGCGTGCTGCGCTGGTTCGGCATCGATCTGCCGGCGAAATTTAGCGATTTTGGGTTGAACATCATGCAGGGACTGGCGAACGGGATCACTGGCGCCCTGGGGACCGTCCGCACCGCGATTGCCGGCGCCAGCGACAGTGTCGTCGGCTGGTTCAAGGAAAAGCTGGGTATCCATAGCCCGAGCCGGGTATTTGCCGAGCTGGGCGATTTCACGATGCAAGGGCTGGCGGTCGGTCTGCAGCGCAGCCAGGGTGATCCGCTCGACCAGGTCGGCGGCCTTGCCAAGAGATTAACCCAGCTGGGCGCCGGGATTGCCATCGGTGCGGCCACCATGCCGGCGCTGGCGTTCGATACACGGCCGCCGCTGGCGTCGCGTGCTGCCGGCGCCGGCACGGTGATCCAGGGCGACACGATCACGATCAGCATTACCGCTGCGCCGGGCATGGATGAGCAGGCCATTGCCCGCGCTGTGGCGCAAGCGCTGAACCAGCGCGACCGAGAAAAGGCGGCGCGGCGTCGCTCCAGCCTGGCCGATTACGACTATTAAGAGGAAAACCTGATCATGATGATGGTCCTGGGTATGTTTGTGTTTAGCCTGCCGACCCTGGCTTACCAGGAGCTGCAGCGGAAAACCGATTGGAAGCACCCGAGTACGTCCCGAGTCGGTGCTCGCAATGCGCGCCAGTTCACCGGCAAGGGGGACGACACGATCACGCTGTCCGGCTGGATCGCGCCAGAGTTGACCGGCAGCGTCTATTCGCTGGATGCCTTGCGCCTGATGGGAGATACAGGCAAGTCCTGGATACTGATCGCCGGCACAGGGCGGATTTACGGTTCGTTCGTCATTACCGGCATGACCGAGGGGCGCACTGTCCTGGGCCAGGACGGCGCCGCCGGCAAGATTGAATTCTCTATCACCCTGGAGCGTACCGACGAATCGGTGCTGGGCTTGTTGAACACTCTGGGCGACTTGGGCAGCATCAAGAACATGCTGAGCCTGGAAGGCATCAGTAACAGCATGAGCAACTTCGCCGGCGATGTGCGGAGCGTGTTCTGATGGGATACCCAATTCCCGCGTTTAAGATCACCCTGGACGGTCGGGATTTAACGGCCAAGTTCGCTCCGCGCCTGGTCAGCCTCAACCTGACCGAGTGCCGTAGCGACAATGCCGATGAGTTGACCATTACCCTATCCGACACGGACGGCCAGCTTGCGGTACCAAGCAAGGGTGCCAGGATCAACGTACAAATCGGCTGGCAAGAAACCGGCCTGGTCGACAAAGGCGTGTTCACCGTCGATGAGGTCGAGCATAGCGGCGCGCCGGACGTGCTGACCTTGCGCGCTAGGACGGCCAGCTTGATCGATACTTTTCGGCAGCCGATAGAACGCAGTTTCCACGATACGACCCTGGGTGCTGTGATTGAGGTAATCGCGTTTCAGCAGGAGCTGAAAGCCGGCATTGCCGACGCGTTGCGCAATGTGCCCGTGAAGCACCTGGACCAGACCAGGGAGAGCGATGCGGCATTCCTGCGCCGGCTGGGCAAGAAATACGATGCAGCCGCTACCGTGAAAAACGACACCCTGCTATTCATGCCGGCAGGCCGCAGCAAGACCGCATCAGGCCGCGACTTGCCTGTGATCCGCATCACGCGCAACCTCGGCGACCGGCACCGCTTCCACAGCGCCGAACGCGACAGCTACAGCGGCGTGCGGGTGTTCTGGCATGATGATCGGCACAGCATGCGCCGTAGTGTCGTTGCCGGCGTGCCTGGCAACAGCAAGCGACTGCGCACTACCTACGCCAGCGAGGCCGATGCCCGCGCTGCGGCTGTCGCAGAGTGGCAGCGCATACAACGCGGCGCTGCGACCCTGGAATTATCGCTGGCAATTGGCGCCCCGGCGCTGATGCCGCAGTCGCCTGTGGCTGTCGTGGGATTCAAAAACGAAATCGATCACCAGGACTGGCTGACGGCCAAGGTCAGGCACAGCATCAGCGATGCCGGCTTTACCAGCAGCATCGAGCTGGAGACGCGCACCGAGGAAGCCGAAGTCGAGCGCGAAGACGAGGTCGACCCGGACCCCGGCATCACAGGTGCTATCGCATCATGGCGCGACAAGGTCAGCAGGAAACAAGGGGAACAGCTTGCAGGATCTCGCAGTAATCCCAAAGCACTAACGCATATTTATTCGAGCAAACAAACGGCGGCGCGTGCAGCAAAACTTGAGTGGGCAAATATCCAGGAACGGCGCCAGATAATCGCGGAAAACAGTGAGGGGAAATAAATTTTTTGGGTGAAATCTGTACAATGCGGCCCCCGGTCCTGTTGCCAGCATTTCCCCTGCAATGCGACTTCTTACGCTTATCAATGGCAACGCTGAATGAGACGGTCAGGCGGAACAGACGCTGCCTGATTTTATAGAGCGTCCTTTTTTTTACGAATGACTTTGTTGACCGTCTTTCCTGTAGATATCGTGCCGTGATTAGCACCTATCAACTGCGCATTCTTTCCAGTAATCGTATGAACGAGTTGAGCTTGCTTTTCGCGCACGGCAGTGGATGGATCAGTTCCCAAACCATCAACCATTCCAAGCACGCTAACTTTGCCACGAATATCAAGACATCGATATCCGCGCAGTAATTCGTCTTCGTCTGCCGACAGTTCGGCAGAAGACATCCTGCCAGTCAATACATATTGAACGTCGACACCTGCCGCCGCGACTAGAGCAAGATAGTCCCAATCTGGACTTCTTTTTCCAGCTTCGTAATTAATTTGCGAGAGACGTTGAACCCCGCCAGCCGCCGCCAGCGCGTCTTGGCTCAGTTCTAATCTCTTTCTTTCTTCCCGCAACCTATTGCCAAATGAATTCATTTATTTCCAATTTCTATTTACATGTATACGATTGCATACTAAAATTGAGCCAATTCTAGTCACTACACATCATAGCACCATGCAAATATTGCCAAAAGACAGGCGCCTGCCCAATGGAACAATTTCCATGCCACGCAACGTGCGCATCACGGCCGATGAAATGGTTGAAATCAAGCAATACGCCACCAACGAAAAGAAATCACATACCTGGTTCTTGCGGGTCATGGTCTTGCGCGGCCTTGAAAGCTACAAGCGCGAACTTGCCTTTAAGTCTCGCTAATCGATCCCGCATGAGAGTCATCAGCATTCCTTGCCCACATTGCCACTACCGCGTGCGTGCCGCCAAGAGCCGCACCATGTCGGACATGATGAAAGAGATCACCTACATGTGCCAGAACCCGGATTGCGGCCACGTTTTCGTTGCTAGTCTGGAAGTGCTGCGTACCTTGTCGATGTCGGCTATCCCGAACCCCGATGTACGTATCCATGTGTCGCAGCATGTCCGCAATGCTTGTGCCAATCAACTGGCGCTGAAATTGTGAGGAATCCATGATCACATCACCACACATCCTAGCGCCGCCGTAATCCCCCGCTAGTTCGTTTTACTTCCTCCCGTTGTTCCCTGCAATGCCTGTTTTCAGGCATGCGGGATTCGCTCACCCTGAAGAAAGGTAACCATGTCGGCAGAAACAGTTTTTATCAGTATCAAAGACATTCTTATCAAGCCGGTACAAACGATACGGCATCTCAATCCCAATAACGGCACGTTTTCCGTACAGACAATCGTCGTCCGTTTTGAAGATGGCTCAACCCATAACCTGACGTTTCATCATCAGCCAGGCGGGAACGCGCTTGCCCTTGGCGAACTGATCCCCAATGAACAGGTGGCCGCATGAAAAAAATCAAAACGATTCTTCTCGACCTGTGCGTGATCGCATTCGGTTGCCTGCTGATGATGGCCGGTCCGTTGCTGCAAGCCGCCGGCATCATCGGAGGGTAAGCCATGCCGGGACAATCTCAACAAGCGCACCAGGACATTGCGCAAACACACCTCCACTATGCCTATGTTGTGCTGGGCGGCGACAAAGAAAGCGTGCGCGCAGGCTACTGGAAGCGGGTCACACCACGCGGCCGCAAGATGATCTTGTGGGCCGCCGGCCTAGATGCAAACAAGAGCGAGGGCACACTGCAATCCTTCGACGCCATGGAGCGCGGCCAGATGCATTGCGCCGCCCGCCGCATCATCAAGGAAATGGAACTCATCTTGCGTTGTGCCCAGGGCGGCGAACTGCCGAGCCGGTTCCCGCCGGCCTGCCACGAATCGGACGGCATTGCAGCATGAGCTACCGTTTCTATTCCTCCGAGGCCATCACCGGCCTGCCTAAGCGCATGGGCCGCGCCCTGCGTGCGCTGTTCGAGCGTGACGGCATGGACAAGCACGAACACAAGATTGACGTCATTGACGAAATCTGGTCCGCCGACCACCTGCCGCCGCTCGACGCCTCCGATGAAGCGCTGTACCGGGCTGCTGATACTGCCGCCCGCGAGTGCTATCAGTTCTGCGCCGACTTGCAATCCCTGGACGCGATTGTGTCCGCCATTCGCAACCATTGCGACCACCATGGCGTCGCCGCACCGGCAGGCGAAGAAGAAAGCGAAATCATCCGCCGGGCAGTCGACAAAGCCTGGTGGCTGCGCGGGATCCGCAAGGCCCACGCACGCCGCTGTGAACACATGGCGATCCGTCTGGGTTTTACGCATTTCAAGGCTGGTGCGTATGTCAGCAATGAAACCGCCTTTCGCCAGCTTCGCCGCAACAAGCAGAATGCCAAGCTGCTGGCGTCGATAGAGCTGCAAAATGAAAACGGTCAAACCTATAGCCTGGAAGCGCTGGCCGCCCTGGGCACGGCCAATAAATCGATTCGACGCGATGAGCTGATGACGCGGATCCGTGGCTTCGAAGAAATCGCCTTTGACCTGGGGCATGTCGGTATCTTTGCCACTATCACCGCGCCAAGTAAATATCATGCCGTCCTGAGCAAGAACGGCGAACCGAACCCGAAGTACATGGCATTCGGTGAACCGACGCCACGCGCCGCCCAAGCCTATCTGTGCGACGTCTGGAAGCGAATCCGCTCCAAGCTGCACCGCGACGGTATTCAAGCATATGGCTTTCGCATCGCCGAGCCACACCACGATGGCTGCCCGCATTGGCACATGCTCATGTTCGTGCCGCCTGAGCACTTGAAGCGTTACGAGACGGTCATCGCTGCCTATGCCATGGCTGAGGACAGCGACGAACGCGGCGCCGACAAGAACCGGGTCAAGCTGGTGCGCATGGAAGCTGGTAAGGGTACGGCTGCCGGTTACATCATCAAATATATCGTCAAAAACGTGGACGGCAAGAATCTAGGTGACCACCACATGTTCGAAGATGGTCAAACGCATATTGTGGTGGATGACCTGGTCGGCGATGAACTGATTACGCCGAGTCAGCGCGTGTGCTATTGGGCGCAAACCTGGGGCATCCGGCAATTTCAGCAAGTCGGCGGCGCGCCTGTCGGTCCCTGGCGGGAATTGCGACGTGTCAAAAGCGAAACCATCCATAAGGCGCCCGAGGCAGTCAAAGCGGCTTGGCATGCTGCGCAGAGCATCAAGGCGACGGAAATCAATGTTGTCGACGGCAAGCGTATTAAAACCGTCAAGACGGTGAAACAAGCTTCCTACCGCGATTACCTTCTGGCCCAGGGTGGCCCCCTGGTGGGGCGCAAGGGCCTGGTCAAGATCGCTACGCGCACGACCGTGGTCGAAGGCAAGTACGCGACCTATGAGACGGACAAGCCGTGCGGGATTTATCACGTATGGAATCCGCACGCCGTGTACGAATCGGTCCGTTACCAGTGGACGGTCGTCGGCAAGGCCAAGGCTGTGGCTTTTGACTTACCTTGGACTGGTGTAAATAACTGTACGCAAAAATCCAAAAAACGAAAATCCAATTCAGTTCTTGAGCCCGACGAAATAGAAAAAATTGCGATTCGGCTGGCCGCTTTCATCGAAAAGAATCCCCAGCCGGCATATCAGCCGACCGACTGGTCGGCGATAGAGAAAAAATCCAAAGACCTGGAGCTGGAAACCAAGAAATTTGCAGATGCGATGAATCTGCAATGCGAGAACACGCGCCGGCAGGAAGTGGCCGCGTATGACAACAACGACATGGCGGCACGCAAGCGTCTTGTCGCAACCTGGGCGGCGCTCGGCGCCTGCCCGTATCCACGAATTTATATTTCTGAAAGTGAGCTGCACAAATGAATGAACGCCTGATTCGATTGCCCCAGGTGCAGAAAATGGTCGGTCTAGGAAAGACCGCAATTTACGGAAAAATCAAAGATAGCGCGTTCCCGCGCCAGGTAAAATTAGGCAGAATATCTGGCTGGGTCGAATCGGAAATTCAAGATTGGATTCGACAGCAGATGCAGTGCCGTAGCCTCACGTGAAAATACGTGATGTGATCTGACGAGAGGCGTCAGAACGTGAGAGTCACAATTCGGCCAAAACGACGCGATCAAGGCGAGCCTAATGAGTGTCTGCTACACAGCTTAGGTCGTTTTCGGACAAAATTGGTTGCGCTGCGACGGGCTGCAATCGCCCCATTGCGGTCGACTTGGAGCTTGAAAAGCGGACAATGAAGGATTGAGTGAATCCCCCGATCTCCACCAAACTCGGGGTGATTCAACATTCAGTGGAGTTTTACTCCACCCATGAAATATCGGAAGTACGTGGTAAAGGGGCCGGCGAAATTGGACGTCAGCTAACTGAAGCAACAAGCGTGCGACGTCGCTGAAGGTATTCAGGTTGCGGAACCTCTGTCTTTGGCTGAGTCAGCTTTTGGCCTTCATACGGTTCAAGCTGGCTTCGAAGCACTATGTCGTTTCCGACTTTTCCCCAGTTGATTCGGATCGTGAGGTCGTCCTCGATCAGTAAGTGCCCCTTCTCAAATGCTCGGTCCATAAGTAGCGAGAGGCAGATCCCATTAGAAGGATCTAGCCGAATACTCTGGTCTTCGCTCCACGGAACGATGTGCGATGCAACAAGAAAGTCTCTGCTCTCAATTCCGGTAATTGCGCATCGGTATTCGTAGTTGGACTTGACTGCATTAGCGAAGGCCCTCTGTGCGCTCCCGCGTGTTTTGATCGTTGCACTTGAGTCAGCAACGCTATAGCTCTTACCCTCAATCTGCTCCCGAAACGCTTCGACTTCGCTGAGATCAGGCTCAGCGATTTCTGCCGCAGCATCTCCTTGTGCCGTCAACGGGTACCTTGCGTCTAGAGTTTCAAGAAATGCGCTAATGGACGTTGCAAGTCTTTCCGAGAGAGGCGCGGGCTGTATCCATGCGTTGTGGTTCAGAGAGGGATCGAAAAAGAGCCCATATCCGGGACAGCGAAGATAGGCAGTGAGCCCGCGGCCTATGTCAGCGTCTAGATCATTTAGCACAGTAACAGGAGTGTCTGAAGACTCGAGTATTGAAAGGGTGTGCTTGATTATAGCGTTCGGTACTACGCCTCCACTAGCGAAGGTTTCCCATGCAAGCGCCGAACTCTGCGATGTTTTGACAGCAAGTTTCTTAATGGGGGATGGCACGACGCTAAGATCGGCCCACGCATATGCGGCGCTTGGCTCACCTAAATACGCACGTAAATGCAACGTCGTCTGCTCGTCGTGGAGCTTGATTGCCATTAAGTAGGGCTGGCCTGCACCACGGCTTACAAGCATTGCCAGTTCGTTCTCAGCTGCCTCGAAATCGACGTGGGCAGGATTGCCCGGAATTGTCTCTGCTACAGCATCGCTCGGGGATGGCGACATTTTCCATGCTTTCGGAGCGCCAAGGCTGGTTTCCCATTTCAAGTGTGGGCGATCTGCCGAATTGAAGACAAGCGTACCTGGCGTCGTTCCTGTTGGCCACTTATATGTAAGTGGCACAGATCCCGTTTCGCCAGCAGTTACAGGGAAGAGGCGCCTCACAGTGTCAAGGAATTCAGTTTTCTTCGAAAGCTGAATGTAGTCCTTCGTATACTTTGTATCGCCCAGCCGCCCGTAGGTTGCGCGATGCGCTGACGGTCCATAATAAATAACCAGTACCCATTCGACAGGCTGTGCAGGCATTTAGGCTCTCCCGATTATGATCGCTTCCGGTGATTGATGTGCTTCAACCTCCCGACGACTCTGTGCAGCTAGCGAGCGATGGGTCGTGAAGCGGACGATTTCGGCGTCTGGGAAAAGGGAGTGAACCGATGCGGTGTCACGGTTGGACATTACCCATCGCACTCCTCGCTTAGATAGCTCTGCACAGATTTCAGCAAGCTCAATTAGATCTGACATTTCAAAAGTTTTGGCCGTGTACTTGTTGAATTTGGCGGTAGGTTCTTTCTCGACGTCCGGGCGCGTGAATACAGGTAAGTACGGCGGATCAAGGTAGACAAAATCCCCACGATTAGCGCCTTCAAGTACATCGCGGAAGTCAGCGGCAACTATGTCTGTCTTGACCAAAATACTACCGATGGTCTTCATTGTAGTGTCATCAATGCTCTTGAATTGACGGTCCCCCCAAGGCACATTCATGGCTCCGGTTCGAGAGTTTTCCCTCCATAGGTGGTTCCAGCAAACTCCGTTCAAGTAGAGAAAGCGTGCAGCTTTCTCCACGGAGCAAGAGGGTGTGGCGGTTGAACGGACTTCATAGTAGAAATCCTTCGAGTCGTTTTTCAGATACCAGTCCAACAACGGTCGGAGTTCCGACTGATGGTCTTTCATCGCAACCCAGGCCGCTACGAGATGCTCATTGAGATCTGCGAGACGTGAGCGACCGGATACGCGGGCAGCGCAAGCGAGAAAGACAGCCCCCCCTCCAAGAAATGGCTCATAGTAGTTTTTAATGCTAGTAGGCACATGCGGAAGGATGCGGGGGAGCAGCCGCGACTTCCCACCTACCCACCTGATGAATGGCTTGATCGGCTTCGGATCCGCCATAGTCGTATGCAGTGCGCCGGACGTCTTGTCCAAAACGGGCAGCGTCATGGTTAATGTTCTTTCGATTTACGTGCAAATGAAGCATAATACAGCGTTGTTCGCAACTGTCCCAGCCCTTGGGGTTCATATGTCTAATATTCAACTCATTTGGCCGAACAAAGATCTACTGCTTAAGGCATCGGGGGAAGCTAGCTACGAGTGGGTGCATCCGACTGATCACCGACTACTTACACCGCTCAAATTTGAGCAGCTCACCACCTCCTCCCTGAACGCTCGCACAAATGTGCTTGCTATCGGTGATGGCTTGGACGTACTGGAGGCATTGGTTGCGCAAACGACCGTCCTGGATGGTGGGATTCGCCTCGTGTACATCGACCCGCCGTTCAACACTCAGGTCAACTTCCGTCAATACAATGACACTATGCAAAGGTCGATGTGGCTAAGCATGATGCGTGACCGTCTCATGGCGCTGCGGCCTCTCCTCGCGGAGAATGCAAGCATTTGGGTGCACCTTGACGATAGCGAAGTGCACCGTGCTCGTGCCGTGATGGATGAAGTCTTCGGGGAGAATGCATTTGTTGCATCAGTCGTGTGGCAAAAGAAAACAACCCGCGATTCCCGAGCTGCCTTCTCGTCAAACCACGACACAATTTTGGTATATGCCCCAAGCGGCCCAAAGAGGTGGAAGACCTCGCGGAACTTGCTAGTCAAAGATGATACCCGGTTGCAGAACCGTGATGATGACCCGCGTGGTCCTTGGTCCGATGCGCCCTTCACCGCTCCCGGCTATCGAAAAGCACAGCAGTACGACATCGTTACGCCGACCGGGCAATTACTCACTCCCCCTCGTGGTCGCTCTTGGTATGCTACCGAGCAAACTTACCTCGACTTGCTTGCCGATGATCGAATCTGGTTTCCTAAAGGTGGCGATGGTTCGCCACGTTTAAAGCTGTTCGCACACCAACTCAGAGGACTCGTGCCATTCACAGTGTGGGGTGCGCCAGATACGGGAACTAATGACGATGCAAAGCGGCACCTGATGGCCATGTTCCCTGAGTGTGAGGTGTTTGATACCCCTAAGCCTGAATCACTGCTGGAGCGGATCATTCACATCGCAACCAATCAAGACGAACTAGTGGTAGATATCTTCGGTGGCAGTGGGACGACCGCCGCAGTCGCACATAAGATGCGTCGCAGATGGGTGGTTGCCGAGCGTAATACTCAGACCGTCCTTGATTTTTTAGTGCCGAGGTTGCAATGCGTAGTTGACGGCAACGACCCAGGCGGCGTTACCGAGACCACAAACTGGTTCGGTGGAGGCGAATTTGAGGTCGTCCATGTGTCACCACGACTAGGTACGTTAGCTAGGAAGTTCCAGCCCGTAGCTCTCAAAAAGTGTCTTGCAGCATTGGATGGGAATCGGGTCCTGTCGCAACCTAAAGCAAAGCGCTCGGTCGCAGCATGATAACGAGGCAATCCCGCTCTTCTGGAAGAGGGGGGATTGCTTACGCGACTTGTCTCAGCGGTTTAGTCGCGATCAAATCTGACGATGCATATACTGTTGAGTCCTAAGCTAATACACCTTACGCGGTCAACGCGAGTAACTGCTCAGGCGTGACAGTTGCCTTTATGATTTTTTCAGGAATCTGATCAATCCAATCCGCCCACGCCTGTAACATCTGTCGACGTTCAACCAGATACTCGGCGTGGTTGTAAGCCGCCTTAGTTTTGTTTTCCTCCACGTGTGCCAGTTGGCGTTCAATCCATTCCGTGCGATAGCTCATTTCATACAACTGCGTTGACGCTGTAGCGCGAAAATCGTGACCAGTCCAAAGCCCGGAGCTATACCCCATATTTTCCAATGCTCGATTGATGGTGGTTGCGCTCATCACATCGTCAGGGCGGCGGAAATTTGGGAATAGCCAATTACCGGCACCAGTAATTTTTTTCAATTCTTCAAGTATCGTCACGGCCTGTTTGGGCAGTGGCACCACATGAACTCGCCGCATTTTCATGCGTTCAGCGGGTATTTTCCATTCAGCCGTGACTAGGTCAAATTCAGACCATGATGCTTTGCGTAATTCCACTGTGCGCACGAATGTATAGAGAATGAGGCGTAGTGCAAGTACCGTTGTCCGGTTGCCGCCGTATTGCCGGACTCTGGCGAGGAAATCGCCTATTTCATCCCTGGACATCGGTTTGCTGTGATTGATCTTTGGGCGATGGAGTGCGCCCGCGAGAGCGGCGGCCGGATCGCCATCGGCGCGCAACGTCACTACCGCTCGGCGAAATACAGCGGAGCACCATTGCCTAAGTTGGATGGCATAGGACGCAGCGCCGCGCTTCTCCATCGTTTGGAGAATATCTAGTAAGTGTGCGGCGGTCACATTGCGAATTGGTAAGCGCCCAATTTTGGGGAAAACGTTTTGTTCAAATGCGTTTGTCATCTGCTTAAGCGTATAGGGCACCACTTTTGCCGCTTTTATTTCGAGCCATTCCCGGGTGACTGCTTCAAAGGTGTTTGCACGTGATACGGCCTGCCGTAATTTTTCGGTTTTCTTTTCGTGCGTCGGATTGATGCCTTGTTTGACCAGTTCGCGGGCGCGCTCCCGTTCGCGGCGGGCTTCGGACAGCGAAACTGCTGGATATTCCCCGATGGTGTAGAGGCCATCTTTATCCGGGGTCAACCAATACCGATAGCGCCAGAATTTGGCGCCGGAAGGCCGAACTTGAAGGAAGAGGCCGCTACCGTCTTGCAATGAATAAGGCTTGTCGGTCGACTTGGCGTTGCGGATTTTGGTGTCTGTGAGTGAAGGCAT